GTGCAGACCGGCACCCGCGACAAGCCCGAAACCATGTGGGTCGACTGCGCACTCTGGGGCAAGCGTGCCACCAGCCTGCAACCGTACCTGGCCAAGGGCCACCGCGTGACCGTCAGCGGGCCGATCAAACTCGAGGCATACACCGCCAAGGACGGCACGCCGAAAACGCGCCTGCGCCTGTCTGTGGACCAGATCGACCTGCCGCCCAAGAGCGGTGACGGTCCGGCGCAAACGCAACAAACGCAACAAACGCAACAGCCTGCCGGGAACATGGCAGACATGGATGACGACATTCCCTTCTGAGGTACAGCATGAAAACCTACGACGACTTCGTAAAAATCCGTGGCTGGGCGCACCAGCGCAACCTGGTGTCCGGCAGTACGACCGACAAGCAGTTCACCAAACTGATCGAGGAGATCGGCGAGTTGGCCGCAGGCCTGGCACGCCAAGACCAGGTCAAGGTGATGGACGGCATCGGTGACGCGGTGGTGGTCCTGACCATCCTGGCCGAGCAGATGGGCTTCAGCATCGAGGCCTGCATCGAGATGGCCTACGACGAAATTAAGGACCGCAAGGGCCGGATGATTGACGGCGTTTTTGTGAAAGAAGCCGACCTGTAAAAAAGTGCTTGACTGCTCCATGTGTTTTTGCTTTACAATGGCAAAACCATCACAAACACATGGAGCAATTCAATGCCTTCTCCCCGTATCGAAGCCGCACGCCAGGGCCAGCGCAAGTACACCGGCAAGCCCTGCCCAAAGTGCGGATGCACCGAGCGATATGTCATCAACGCGGCCTGCGTTGACTGCACCAAGGGCACATCCAAAGCGGCCCAAGAGGTCATCAAACAGCACTTGCAAGAAGCCGCAAAGGCAGGTGCGTGATGAACTACTACGAGCACCACATCGGTGACTATGCGCAGGCAACAGCGCATCTCACCTTCGTGGAAGACGCGGCCTACAGCCGCTTGATCAGGAAGTATTACGCCGAGGAACGGCCACTCCCTGCCGATCTGAGCGCCGTCCAGCGCCTGGTTGGGGCACGAACTCGGGAAGAAAAATCCGCCGTGCAGACCGTGCTCGAAGAATTTTTTTTCCTCGAGGCCGATGGCTGGCACAACAAGCGGGCCGATGCTGAGATCGAGCGGTATCGTGAGAAATCCAGCAAAGCCGCCGCTTCCGCGAGGGCCAGGTGGGATAAACCGCAATCCACTGGCAATGCGAACGCTATGCGAACGCATACCGAACGCAATGCTCACCAGACACCAGACACCATACACCAGACACCAGTAAAAAATACAAGGGACAAGCCCTTGTCATGTCCCGACGGTGTCGGTCCTGAAGTCTGGGATGGATTTTTGAAAGTCCGCAAGGCAAAGAAGGCACCAGTCACCCAGGCGGCATTGGCAGGCATCGAGCGTGAAGCACGCAAGGCAGGCTGGTCACTGAACGCGGCATTGACCGAATGCTGTGCCAGGGGATGGGCAGGATTCAAAGCGGACTGGGTGAAGACCGAGGCCGAGAAAAAAATGACAGTCAACCAGGCATCAAACCTGGCTTTTGCAAGAGCAGTTTTTGGAGATGAAAGGAAACTTACCAATGACACCTACGACACCATCGACATCACACCAGGAACCCAGGCGCCTGCCGGACTCTTGGATTCAGAAGATCTTTAACACCATGCATGCGCACTACGGCAGTCGCTGGACCAACATGTGGAAGTTGGGCCAACTGACGCCAGACGGCATGGACACAGGCGTCATCAACGCGATGAACACCTGGGCAGAAAAACTCGGCGGATACAAAGACCATCCAGAGACGCTCAAGCGAGCCATGGAAAACCTGCCGATGGAGCCTCCGACATTGCCGCAGTTCTTGCAACACCTGCGACATTCGTATGTCGAGCCAAACACTCTGCGACTTGAAAAGCAGTGGACCGCTGAAGAACTCGAGCGTAACAAACAACGCGCCGCCGAGTGCATGGAAAAAATTCGTCACATGTGGAGACAGCCGAAATGAGTGAAGCACTTGAGCGAGTGATCGCAGACCAGCAAAAGCAAATCGACAGCCTGATGGCCAGAGACAAAGCAAACCTGGAGGCATGGGTGCGTGAAAACGCAAAACGAGAGCGAGTTGCATTGGCCGCGTTTGGCGTGTTAAGCAATCCAGAAAGCCCGGAGTGCCACTTTGAATTGAAGCGTGCTGTGATGGCATGGGGTTATTGCCCGACATGCGAATGCAGTCCATGCGAATGTGATTACGACTAAGGAGAAAACATGAACACGATCAAAACCATTGGCGTCATCGCCTTCATCGTCCTGGCATACGGCATTGTTGGCCAGATGGATTACGAGGATGCAGTCAAAGAAGAGCAACACTACTGCGACATGGTGCGCGATGGCCACTGGCCGCACTACAACAAAGACATCGACTGCAAGATGGTGAGGGGGATCAAACTGTGAGCAACATCGACAAAGCCGCCGAGCACTTGGGCGCTAATGCGCTAAAGATGATCAAACTCATTTTGCTCAAGCACGACGCCGCGATCATTGAGGCCAGTCAAGAAGCAATCGAAGCCGCAGTGCTGGCCGAGCGTGAGGCGTGCGCAAAGTTGTGTGAAAGCATGGCCATTGAATGGGAGGATCAGCCTGAATTTGCTCAAGTTGAATTGGCAACAATGATGGATTGCGCATTGGCAATACGATCAAGAGGCGATGCATGAGAAAACGAAGCAAGTACAGACCAAAGCCTGTGCCTGCATTGCCAAAGATTTTTCGACACAACAAAGAGTCGGACATTGCATTGCAGTTGGTGCCGCATCAGGAACTCGAGAAGTTCAAAACTGGCGAAGCAGATCCTGTCACATGGAACACGGTGTGCTTCAGATTGAACTGGGGCTATGTGATGTCCGGCGATCACTTCGATTCTGTTGAGGCACGCGAACTGATGGAGCAATCACTCAAGGCAATTAGGTCGGTGAAGGACCGGCACGATCGCACTGGCAAGTGGGGCACGACAGGCGAAGAGTTCAACATCATTGGCCAGGCGTTGAACTTGACTGACGACATGCAGATGAACACAACCAGGAGACAGCAGGAGGATTCATTGAACACACTTCTGAGATTGAACGAACTTAGGAATCGAGGTGCGTTTTGACATACGGCAACGCAAACCAAAACTATCAGGACAGGCAGGGCGTCGGCGTCAACATCGGCGAGGAACTCTTCGAGCAATGGTGCGAGCGCAATGGATGGAATTGCACGCGACTGGGGTTCGATGAGAAGTTCGCCAATGTTGGTGCGTTCTACAACCTGAACCCGGTGCTTCGCAATATGCCGGACTATGTGATCCAGCGCGACGAGCGCACCTTCGTGGTCAATGTCAAAGGCACGGCCAACATCAAAGAAAAAGAGCGCGTGCTGTTGCCGCAATTGATCGATGCGTACTCGACACAGAAGGCGCCGCTGATCTACGCATTCTGCATTCGCAATCAGCGCATGAAGTTTGCCGAAGCAGAGCACATCATCGAACTCTATGACATCGAGTCAGACAAGCGATGGCCAGATGGCGTCGTGTATCGAACAATCAACTTGCTGTGTGTGAGGTGAACATGGGACAGACATTGATGTTTATTGGGGCCATGCTGATCGGCATGGGCATTGGCGTTGCACTGTCAGCGGCCATTCTTATTTTTTACCTGGGAAAAGCGAAATGAAATTTGCACGAGTATTTGATGTGGCCCGCTATGGCCAGATCGTGATGATCAAAAAACAAAGCGATGAGGGTGCGCCTGAGTTGCGATTCTTTTGCCAGCCTGAAGGCTACGGCGTGTGCTCGTTTGCGATCGGTTGGAACGACGACGAGCATGCCGAGTCCAAACTCAACCAGGCATTCGATGCCATGGTGATGCGCGAGGCCATCGAGATTTGCGACGGCTACTTCAAGCACATGGCCGCATCGGCGCAAAGACATTGACGCCGCGTGAGAAGTACGAGATCGATGTCACGCTCCACGATGGGCGTGTCGTCGGCTCCTGGTCCCGCGAGTGGATTGTCGAATGCGAGGCCAGACACCTGTTGTCGATGCCACTGCACAAGCGACGCGACCAACTCGATGAGCGCGTGAAAAAACGCGGCGCCAAATCGGTGGAAGAACTCAAAGCCGTGATGGCTTCGATGCACGCAAAAAGGAAAACATGAGAGACGAACTACAGCACGCGAAACGCATCCTCGACATGACACGCGAAGGATGGAACATAAGCCCACAACGAATAAATTGGGCGCTCGAAAAAACGGGCGACATCGTTGCGGAAAATTCAATGATGATGCAAAATCAATGCAGTGCAACTTTGCACGACACTCGAGGAGATCATCATGGGATATGGCAAAGACAAAGGCAAGAAACCTCCGAAGCGATAAGCAGTGCCTGATGGGATGAGATGAAGGGGAAAAAGCGCGTGCATTTCGTGGCTGTCAATGAGCAGGGATACCGAATCGGGTCGTCCCACCACAATGCCCGCCTCCCGGATGAGGTCATAGACAAGATCCGTGACATGCACGAAGACGAGGAAGTGGGCTACCGCAAACTGGCCAAGATCTTCGACATCCCACTCAGCACCATCAAAAAAATTTGCAAGTACGAACGACGAGCACAAACCCCGGACAGATGGAAAAAGATCATCGATGACAGCGAAGACTGAAAAGCGACCCAAAGGCAGGCCACCAGAGCCAGTGCCTCAAGACAAGATCGATGCGATCTGTGAATGGATCGCTCAAGGTCAAACCCTGCGCCAGTGGTGCCGTGAGAATGGCATCCACTACTCGACCGTGTACCTTTGGCTTGAGAAGGACAAAGATTTTGCTCAACGCTTCGCGCACGCACGCGAAGTGGGCCATGACGCCATTGCGGACGAAGCGCTTGAGATCATCGACACCGAGCCAGAGCACGCCGAGTCTTGGTCCAAAGAGGGCGGTAGCAAACACCGCGACGGCGCTCATGTGACCTGGTTGCGCAACCGGGCAGAGTACCGCCTCAAGTTGCTGGCCAAGTGGAACCCAAAGAAGTACGGCGACCGCACCACACTGGCTGGTGACCCTGACAACCCGCTGATGGAGCCGATGGACGACACCCAGCGTGTGGCCAAACTGCAAGCGATCCTGGCCACGGCACAGGCGCGAAAGGCCAAGAATGGCGGCGGCGTTTGACCCGGCTCTGCTGGCGTACTTGACCGACGAAGAACGCGCAGAACTCGACTCCCTACTGACCAGCGACAAGACCATCTGGCGCCCCCTGCCTGGGCCTCAGACCATGGCCTACGAGAGCGAGGCCGACATCATTGGCTACGGCGGTGCGGCGGGCGGAGGCAAGACCGACCTGGCCTGCGGCAAAGCACTCACCAGCCACCGCAAGGTCGGCATCTTTCGATTGAACGGCACCGAACTGACCGGAGTGCTGGACCGCATCACCGAACTGCTCAATGGCCGCAATGGCTACAACGGCAAGGACAACATTTGGCGCACCAGGCGAGCCGACGGCGTGCAGATCCAACTCGAGTTCGGATCATTCCCAAACCCAGACGACGAAAAGAAATACCAGGGCCGACCGCACGACCTGCTGGTCTTCGATGAGGCCGCGAACATGCGCGAGTCTGCCGTGCGCTTCCTGCTTGGCTGGTTGCGTACGACTGTGCCTGGCCAGAAGTGTCAGGCGTTGCTGACCTTCAACCCACCGACGACAGCCGAGGGCCGCTGGATCATCCAGTTCTTTGCGCCATGGCTGGACAAGAAACACCCGAACCCGGCAGAGCCTGGCGAACTGCGCTACTTCGCGACGGTCGACGGCAAAGATGTCGAGGTCGAGTCCGGCGAGCCATTCACCCACAACGGCGAACTGATCACGCCGCTGTCGCGCACCTTCATCCCGTCGAGGATCAGCGACAACCCTTACCTGATGGGGACTGGCTACATGGCACAACTGCAATCACTACCCGAGCCACTGCGCTCACAGATGCTCTACGGCGACTTCCAGGCGGGCATGGAGGACGACCCCTGGCAGGTCATACCAACGGCCTGGGCAGAGGCCGCTATGGCCCGCTGGAAGCGTCCTGACAAACTGCCGCCGATGGACAGCATGGGCGTCGATGTGGCCCGAGGCGGCAAGGACAACACGATCATCGCCAAGCGGCACGGCATGTGGTTTGATGAGCCGCTGGCCTATCCTGGCACGCAGACGCCGGACGGCCCGACGATCGCTGGCCTGGTGGTGGCCGCAGTGCGTGACCGCGCACCGATCCACATCGATGTGATCGGCGTCGGCTCCAGCCCGTACGACTTCCTCAACGAGATGGGCCAGCAAGTCCTGGGCGTCAATGTGGCCGAGGCCGCGCTGGGCCTGGACAAGTCTGGGCGCCTGCGCTTCAAGAACCAGCGATCCGAACTGTGGTGGCGCATGCGTGAGGCGCTCGACCCAGCCAACAACACCGGCATCGCGTTGCCTCCAGATCAACGCTTGCTGGCCGATCTGTGCGCACCGACCTGGAAACTGGTGGGGCAGACCGTGGCCGTGGCCAGCCGGGAAGAGATCCTCGACAAGATCGGGCGCTCGCCGGACTATGCATCGGCCTACTGCCTGGCGCTGATGGACACGCCCAAGCGATCGATCATGCAGGAGTTGGGCCGCTACAAGACGAAGGAGGAGTATGACCCCTATGCAAAACTTTGAGCGCGTGGCCGTGGGCCTTGATGTCGAGCCGATCCGCGCCAGACTCGAGGCCATGCCGCACCTGTGGGACGAGATTACCGCCCGCCAGGAATACACCGGCTCGGCACATAAAGACACACAATGCATCTACCCGCGTGGCCCGTACAAGTTCACGCCGTACTACTACATGTTCGACAAGGGCGCCTACGACTACCCGGTCATGGACACCCTGGCTGATGTCCTGGTCCCGGTGCTCCGGCCACTGCTGGCTGGCGTGCTCCAGGTCGAGGAGTTGGGCCGCGTGCTGATCGTCAAACTCAAGCCCGGTGGCGTGGTCACTCCGCACATCGACGAGGGCACCTACGCCGACCACTATGCCCGCTTCCATGTGGCCGTCACCGGAACCGAGCAGGCGACGCTGACCGCAGCCAACGAGACGCAACACTTCGCGCCTGGTGAGGCCTGGTGGTTCGATCACAAGGTCACACACTCAGCGCGAAACGACGGCGAAGAAGACCGCATTCACATCATCATCGACGCAGTAACCTCGCGCTTTCCGATGCGCCGGGTACCCGTATCCGATAATTCAGCCACTACTGTGGCGTCAATAGTGGGGAACCCATGACTGAAATCCGACCATCGAATGTCGACGAGATGCTGGCCAATGCTGGCGAGTTGTTCTCTGAACATTGGGAGGAGATCGCCCTCAACAAGCAGGTGATGGTGCTCAAGCCTGATGAGCAAAAGTACCGCAACCTCGAGGCCAATGGCATGCTGTTGATCCTCGGTGCATTTGAAGGCGATCGGATTGTGGGGTACTCGGTGAATGTCGTGACCAACCATCCGCATTACGCCGACCTCATAACATGTAGCAACGACTTGCTCTTCGTGACCGAAGACAAGAGGAGTGGCCGACTTGGACTGCAACTCATCCGCAAAACGGAAGAGGCGGCAAAAGAGCGCGGCGCCCGTCTGATGCTGTGGCATGCCAAGCCTGGCACTGCCCTGGAGAAGATGATGCCTCGACTCGGTTATGGCGTGCAGGACATCATCTTCAGTATTCAGATCTGAAAGGAGATCATCATGGGTGTAGCGGCAGTTATTGGAGCGGCGGCGGCTGGCGGTGCGTCAGCCCTCGGAGCAACGGCCCTTGTGGCCGCAGGTGCTGGTGCTGTAGCGGCGGCAACGACCGCGCAGTACAAGCAAGGCCAAGAGGCGCAAAAGATCCAGAAGGCTGGACTCGAGCAACAGCGGGTTGTGCAACAGCAACAGGTGCAGATGGCAGAGACACAGCAAGCCACTGCGCAACAGAACATCAACCGTGCAAACCAAAAGCGTCCCGATACGCAGGCAGTCCTTGCTGACACGCAAGCGGCGGCTGGCGGCGGCGCGGCTGGCACGATGCTGACTGGTCCGCAGGGCGTTGACCCTCAACAGTTGGCACTCGGTAAAAACACTCTTCTCGGCGGTTAAACCATGAGTCAATTCCCCAGCGACGCACAGTCGTATCCAAACGCCCCTACGCGGGACAAACTGTTCACGCGCTGGGGACAACTCAAGTCGGAGCGTGCATCCTGGTGGGCGCACTGGCAAGAGATCACGACCTACCTACTGCC